CAGGTTCTGGAAGCAGTACTATAGTTTTTGATTTTGAAATTGCTTTTAATACAGTGTTAAACTATAACCAAATCGAACAACTCCACTACGAACCCTACGCCCTGCTCATGCCGGTTAGTAGGCCGTTTATTTTCGACATGGCGGGAGGGCTTGGCACGCCGACTCTGATCAGCCCAGCACAATTCTCCACCCAATCCCAGCCGGTCACCTTACAATGGTCGGCGGTGGCGGGAGCCACAAAATATCAAGTACAAGTCGCGCAAGACAGCCTCTTCACGACACCTTCGGTCGATCAGATTGTGACCGGCGGAACAACTCTTGGCGTTGACGGACTTGTAGCCAACACCGAGCATTTCTGGCGAGTACGGGCGGGGGATGATAGCTGATGGCATGGGGTGAATGGTCTGCGACATGGAGTTTTACAACGGCGGCGGCGGGCACCTTCGCCGCACCGCAACTCCAGGTGCAACCGTCGATCAGCGCAGGTGACCTGACCGGCGCACAATCGGGAATCATCTCAGCACCGCAGATCAGCGTAAAGCCGTCGATCACGGTCGGCGCGATTGAGGTGGATGCCAGCGGATCATTTACCGCGCCTCAGATTTTCATCTTCCCCTCGATTGCAACAGGGGAGTTAACCGGGCAGCAGTCAGGATTATTCGCCGCACCGCAGATCAGCGTTAAGCCTGGTATCACCGCCGGAAATCTGTCAGGGCAAGAATCGGCCTCGTTCCTTTCGCCCGCTGCGGAGATCAGGCCGAAAATCTCCGTCGGAGAACTGTTCGCTGCCGATTTCGGCGTATTCGGGACTGTTCCGATCTCAGTCCAACCGATTATCAACGCCGGGGATTTCATCGGACAGCAGAGCGGAAGCATTGCTGCGGCACAAATAACGACACAGCCGGAAATCTACGTCGGAGAACTGATCGGGCACAGAGACGGAAAATTCATTGCGCCGCAGATTTCGATCAGGCCAATCATAACGACCAGCTACTTCGGCCTGCCGCGTGAAGCGCTGATGGAGGTTCTTGATCTGAATTCGGCCGTCACATTGATGCTGGCCAGGAATTCCATGGTAACTGCTAAGAAATCATTATCAAGCGAAACAGGATCAGCAGTAACAAGAGCGAGTGTTGTCGGGCTCGAAAGGAGGCAACTGTGAGTTGCGAAGGGAAAATTTACATCGGGCAGATTGGGGTGCTGCTTGAGGTGGAGACACAAGGCACAGACTGCCCACCTGTTGACTGGTCTGACGCGACAACCATGGAGATAAAGGTGCGTCTGCCCGACAGAGCTGAGACGCAATTCCCAGCTACGCTCAGCGGCACAAAACTGCAATATATAACGACCAGCGCCGATGATTTGCCGCAGCGAGGGCGTTATTTGTTGCAGGCGCACGTTGCTGGCCCGGGCTACGACGCGCTGGGGGAAACAGACGAGTTCACTGTTTACGATAGGTGGAAATGATGGCGATCATTGTTGAGGACGGAACAATAATTGGCGGCGCAAACTCATTTGTAAGCCTTGACGATTATGTCAATTATGCCGAATCGTTGGGGATTTTTATCACCAACGAAGATGCCGCGGAGATCGAACTTATCAAGGCCGCGCAGTACATCAACAGCAAAGAGCCGCAGCTTAAAGGCTACCTGGTTGACCGTGATCAGCCGATGAGCTTCCCGCGCACGAATTTGACGATTGACGGCTTCGGTTGGGAGGATACCGAGATTCCGCGGCAAGTCATTTTGTGCCAGTTGAACCTTGCGCTGGACATTCGCGCAGGGATTGACCCTTACAATCTTCCGGTGAATCCAAACAGGGCAGTTAAGAGGGAAAAAGTTGACGTGATTGAAGTGGAATATGTTGGCGGCGACTCACAGGCGAAACTCAGCAGGTCGAGCCATTGGCAAGCGTTGCTTTCAAGCCTGCTGAGGCGTAACGGATTGTCTATCCCGTTGGTGCGGACATGAGTTTTTACGAAGGCACAGCAAATACAGCGTCAAAGCTGCTGCAAAAGTTCGGGAAGCCGTTTGAGTTTAAGCGCACGGCCGGCGGGGGCATTGATCCTGTGACCGGCGCGGTGACTCCCGGGACAGTGACGACATACAGACCAAACGGGATATTCAAAAAGATCACAAAAGACGATCTGGTTGACAGCACATTGATTCAGCAGGGCGACAAGATGCTGATTATTGACGATACGTTTGAGCCAAAACTAACCGACACGGTAACGATCAACGGAGCAGATTGGCAGATCATCGACGTGACGCCGGTCGAGCCTGGCGGCCAGGCGGTTATTTACTACATTCATGTGAGGAGATAGATGGCTGAGATACCGATCGGACAACTTGCGCGAGTGGCTGGGGCGACGATTGATCAGACCGTCAGAGCAATCAAGATCGAGCTGTTCAACGGCGTGATACGTGACACCAGGGTCGATACGGGCCGCTTAAGGGGCAACTTCCAGACGACAAATAACACTCCGGCGAATGGACAAATTGAGCGCACAGACCCATCTGGGGCGAATGCACAGGCCGAAGTCGCAGCAACGGTCAAACCCGATACCGAGGACTGGCTGTCAAATAATCTGAGTTATGCTGGAATTTGGGAGGAGCGTGACGGGATGATCCGGCGCAACATTGCCAGACTGCAACGCATCATCAGGGAGAAAAGCCGTGGTTAAAATCGACCAGGCATTTGTGAGCGAGTTTATCGCCGGCGGGTTTGGGCTGCCGATAGCGCACGAGAATTTATCGTATGACGCGACAGACGGCGAAGCCTATGCGGAGATTGGAGTATTGCAGAACAACGTCACGCCGTTGACCCTGAACAACTCCGATCAGACGGACGGGATATTTCAAGTGATTCTGCGCTATCAGTCAAACTCCGGCGCAATCGCAATCAAGCAAAAAGCGGACGAGATACTCAGCCATTTTCGCTTCGGTAAAACATTCCGTTACGGCGGGGTGGCAGTCAAAACAACATCATTACAACGCCAACCAGGGATCAACGAGGCCGGATGGTATAAGATCGTCCTCACAATAGCATACACAGCAATCATCACAAGGAGCCAATCATGAGCGAAGCCAAAACACTATCAGGAACAATCGTCTCCATCAGCGCCGGGGTGCCTGCCGTTTACACTCAGGCGGGGTTTGAGGCCCTTGCTTTTACCGAGATCGGTGAGATCACTTCTCCCCCTACCGGTGGAGGTCGGAACTATGAGGACGTAACCTACAACTTGCTGAAAGAACGCGCCACGGTCCACCTGAAGGGGACTTATGACGAGAACGAAACCACGTTTAACCTCGTCGTGAGACGGTCTGACGCAGGACAAGCGCTGCTGAGAGCCGCGCACCTGTCGGATGACTATTACAGCTTCAAGGTGCAGTACCCCGACGGGGACATTGACTATTATCAGGCGCGGGTGTTCGGCCTGGTTGACGATCAAGGAGACGCCAACGCCGTGCGTCTCAAGTCCTGCACGATCCGCAAGCACCCGAACGGCGTGGTTGAGGTGGTCGGGCCGGATGCAACCTCATTTATCTTGACCTATACCGCAGGGGCTAACGGCTCTTTGATCGGTGAGTCACCGCAAACCGTCAACCTCAGTGAGAACGGTTCGCCTGTTGCCGCTGTTCCGGATGCGGGATATGTGTTTGTTGACTGGTCGGATGGCAGCACTGAGAACCCGCGGCAGGATATTTACGTACAGGGCGACTTGTCTGTCACTGCTAACTTCGGAGTGTAATTCATGGACATCTTGAAAATCAGCACAAAGGAAACAGCGGATTGCGTCATTACCGATCCGCGCACAGGCGAGCCGACAGACATCGTGATTACCGTCTATGGTTCAGATTCTAACAAGTTCCGCATGCTGGCTAAGTTAGCCGCACAGGAGCGCATCAAAAACAAAGGCATCGTGGACGAATCGACGGTTGAGGATGATGCAAAGTTCCTCGCTGACCTGACGCAAGGGTGGAAGGGGCTTGAGCTGAGCGGCAAACCGCTGGAGTTCTCAAAGGCCAACGCCGTTAAGGTCTACACACTATCCGCGCCGATCCGCAAACAGGTCAACCAGTTTATCGTTCGTCAGGCAAATTTTTTACCGCCAGCTTAGCAATACTTGAAATATACGCAAAACAGCTGGGCTGGCTGCACACGAAAAGCAAAAAGCAGGACAAAACGCGGGGGCAGTTGCTTGGTCAACAGGCAACGCTCCCGCCGCTGGACGGATGGGAGTATCTGGCCGAAATAGCTGTCGAGATCGGGCTGTACGAAACCCGCTGGCAAGAGATGAAAGCATGGTCAGACATCACCGAGATCAAATTACAGGGATATGAGGCCGCGGCAATCATGAGAATGAGCTACGCTTACACATCAGCGGTTCACAAATTTGAAGGTAAAGACGTACCTCCACCGTGGTATGGGGAAGATCAGGCCGACAAAAAAGCAATCGCTCAAGCAACCAAAAAGGCGTTACGCCGATGACGGATATTTACAGCGTTAGACTCTCAGCAGACAGCCGAGACATCCGCACCGCGAAGCGAGAGGTTGATAGCCTTGATCGTTCTGGAGCGAGGGCACAAAGAACATTCAGTTCTGCAACGCGGACCATTTCGGCGTTTGCGTCAGCTTTGGCAATCGGTCAGACCTTCCGGGCGGTCATCGCAAACACTATTGAGCAGGAGCGCGTCACAGCGCAATTGGAAGCTACGCTGCGTTCAACAGGGCGCTATACGCCTGAGCTTTCTCAATCTCTCCAAGATTACGCCGCACAGCTTCAAACCGTCACCACGTTCGGCGATGAGGCAATCATCGGCGCGCAGTCGTTGCTGTTGACGTTCACGCGGATTGGCGATGAGGCGTTCCCGCGAGCAACACAAGCAATCCTCGACACCGCCACGGCCATGGGGCAAGACCTGCGCACGTCTACCATCCAGATCGGTAAGGCGCTAAACGATCCTGTCCTGGGGCTTACCGCACTTTCACGATCAGGGATTCAGTTTTCCGACACACAAAAAGAAATGATCAAGGATATGGTTGCGGTTGGGGACGTCGCCGGGGCGCAATCGATCATCTTGAAAGAGCTTGAAACCCAATTCGGCGGAAGCGCCAGGGCCGCAAGAGATACATTCGGCGGCGCGATTCAAGGGCTGAAGAACGCGTTCGGCGATCTCCTGGAAGCAAAAGGAGGGTTGCCGGAGGCGCAGCAAAGGATGGAAAGCCTCACAGCGACGCTGCAAGACCCGGCTGTTGTGTCAGCGGTGGACAGCCTCACCTCAGCAATGATAACTGGTTTTTCCCATGCGACCACAGCCATAGCAGGAACGAATGTCGTTATCGACGCGCTTGTTCTCGATTTTCTCAAAGCACAGCGCGCGATATGGGAGATGTTGAACGCGGCAAGAGAGTGGAATATCAGCGTCCGCGAAATCCTTATTTCGCTTAGACTCTCATCGAACACCGAGGGTCTTGAGGACGCAAGAAGAATCGCCGCGGAGCAGCAAGCGATCCTCGCTCAAATCGAAGCAGACATCGAATCGCGTCTCGGGTCAGGGGCGCTTTCCCTCGAAGCGTTTGAAAACATTTATACAGGGCTGTCAGCAGCAAGGGACAAATTCATCGGCGGCGCAGGCGTTGACGTCCCTGTTGTGGGCAGCGTTGATTCAGGCGCGCTCGAAGAAGGTACGGCTGAGTTGCAATCAGAACTCGATTGGCGGCTTGAAATTGCAGCAAACAACGCACAGCGCCAGGCGGAAGAGCAACTCGCGTGGGAAGAATACCGCATCAATGAGCTGCGGCGATTGCGCGATGAAGAACGCGCACAGGAGGCAACTGACAAGCAGGCAACCGCAATCATCGAGAGCCTGCTGTCAGAAGAGGAAGCAATAGCGTTATCGTATGAGCGACGCCGCGAAATTCTGCTAAGCTCTACCATCGCAACCAATGAGGATTTGATAGCTCTGGAGAACGATAAAAACGCTCGTTTGCAGGAACTGGAAGCCGAGCGGACGCAGCAAACTTACCAAAACTATGCTGATCTGTACGACGGGATTGCAGGGGTGGCAAAAGCATTTGCAGGAGAGCAATCTGGTATTTATCGGGCCATGTTCGCCGTGAGCAAAGCGTTTTCAATCGCGGAATCCATCGTGGCTATCCAGACCGGCATCGCAAAGGCCGCCGCTAACCCTTGGCCGGAGAACCTTGCGGCTATGGCAAGCGTGGCCGCTGCAACGAGCGGAATCATCTCCACAATCGCATCCACCAATCCGAGCTTTGAGGGCGGGGGCTTCACCGGGTACGGCTCCCGCTCCGGAGGTGTTGATGGGCGCGGCGGGTTCCCTGCCGTATTGCACCCTAATGAAACGGTCATTGATCACACGAAGGGCGGCGGTCAGCAACCGAACCCAGTCAGGATCATTAATGTGCTTGACCCATCGGTTGTGGGAGACTATCTGGACACGGACGCTGGGGAGGAAATCATTATGAACGTCGTCAGACGCAATCAGGGAGGGCAGTGATGCCTCATGCGATAGGGTTTGTTGATAACGCCATCGAGCTGGCGCATTATGCCATGCTCCGCAAAATTAAGGACGAAGTGACGGCTCTTGGTATGGGCTGGACGGTGCTGCGCTATATTGACACCGCAGACAATCACGAGCTGATCTTGCAGGGCGAGGGCTTGACCGGTCTTGAGCGGATATATGTTGGGTTCAGGACGTATCAAGACGCCGCTGCTGATTATTATAATCTGGTAGCCGCGACCTTTACCGGGTACAACGCGGCGGAGTCATTCGATAATCAGCCGGGGGCTATCCTGTCAGGCGTGCCAGCGCACAACCAGCGGATTGATTACTGGCTCTCATGGAACGCGCAACATATCAAGTTCGCGCTCAAAGTCGGAACGCCGGTTTATGAGTCGGCTTATGTGGGTAAATTCCTTCCGTACGCCAGACCGTCACAATTCCCCTACCCGGTCGTTTGTTGCGGCATGCTCAATGGCACGCCTGCCACCAGATTCAGCGATACGTCTACCCTCCACTCAATGCCGTACAAGGGATACCGCGCCAATATGCGGATGCGGGACTTGATGGGCGTGTGGATACAGCCGTATTGCTGGCCGTATGCGAGCTCAGCTTTTTTCGGCACGACCAACAATCAGCGGGACGTTGAGGGAATTTACCACATTTACCCGGTTGAATTGTATATCACCAACAATGTTTTTGGGGCGCTGGAGGGGATTTGCTACATCACAGGATTTGATAACACGGTAGAAAACACATTCACGATAGGCGGTGTGGATTATGTTGTTATTCAGGATGTTCACCGGACGGGATTCCCTGACTATTACGCGATGAGGTTGGAGCTATGAGTTATTACACAGGCACGGCCCCCAGCATAGAGGCGCTGCACACAGCAATCGTCAATGCCTGCGTTGCTGAGGGGTGGTCGTGGATCGATCCCATCCTGAGCAAAGGGACGATGTTTTTTGAGCTGACTTGGATAACCACAAGATCAACCGCTAACCATGACGCTATTATTCTTGGGGGTCGAACTGCTGCGTCCGGCGGCGATATCCCTGACAATGACGTGATGATTAGCGAGTTCGATAACTGGGAGTGGGTGTATCCGATTACTTATCACATTTTTGTGTTTGATTTTGAGGTGTGGGTAGCCGTTAACATATTCCCTGCGACCTATATGCACCTAACCTTCGGGCAATCACAACTGCCGGTTCCCGGGTCGGGGAACTTTTTTGCTGGTACTTATGGCTATGATACAGGCGCAACTATATCAAGCGGCCCGGATAGTGCTCTTTTTGGGGGTTCATCGTTTAGTTATTCGCGTTACCGAAACTACTATTGTCATGATGGCTTACACCCGAGCGGCAACGGCTGGCGACCCGATGACAACAGGGCCTCTGATTCAAACACCAGCAGTCTAGTCGGCAAGGGCAGCGTCGCCGGCATTATATCCAACCAGCCTAACGCATTCAATCAAGAGTCAATCCTTGTACCTATCCGCTGTTTTCATGCCTTTTTATCCTCAAAGTGGGGCATGGTGATGGAGATGCAAAACGCCAGATACATTAGGAACGATTATTACGAGAACGAGGAGATTATCGAGCTGGGGCCTGATCGGTGGATGATTTTCCCGTTCAGCTACAAAAACATCAACGACCGCAATACAACAACGGCAAACAACAACGACCTCCGCTCAGGCACTTATGCTGTTGCGTTGAAATACGAGCCGGTAGTGTAATATGGCAGTCATCGTCGCGGTAAAAGTATCAGGCGGCCTTGGGAACCACAACGTTCTCCAGTACTGGGGCGAGCGCCTTGACGGGTTTGACGTCGGAACCTATCTAGATTTTCAGATCAACATTTCCGCTGATGCTTTGCCGTCGCTCCGCTCTGCTGTCACGCGGATTGAGGCGTTGGCGCACGTTCGGGCGATCAGCGCGCACAAAACAACGCACTACGTCGATGATTATTATGAGCGCATTCACATCCAGCCTAGTTATATCGACATCGGTAACCTGCTGACTGAGCAGGTGCGTGAATTCACCGTCTGGAACGCTTTTTACGCTCCGAAAACTTTGCAGGCGGTTGAGCAGCTCAACGACGACGGGCTGCTCCTGACGCAACCGGAACCCGCGCCGACTTCATTCGCTCCGCTGGAAGAGCGAACCTACACCGTCAATGTCACGCTGTCAGGCTCACCAGTGATTGACGCTCAATACCGGTTTCAGTTCCTGGGCCTTGATTACGTTGGCGCGGTGAGGATTGTGGGCAATCGGGTTGTGGTGTTCCCGTTCCTGCCGCACTTGGAAGTGACAGAACGGCTGCAGTGGCTAACCGACATCATCAAAACCAGACGCGGCGAACAGCGCATAGCAATGCGGGTTGCACCGCGTCAAGAGTTTGATTATCGCTATACGCTCGATGAGCTGGAGTTTTCGACCCTGAAAATTATTGCAGGTGAATGGTCGTTCAGGGTTTGGTCGTTGCCGGTGTGGATTGAGGCCGAGTATGATAAAAACATCACGGCTGGCGCAGACCAGATCATGCTTGACACGGCGACCGCTGATTATAGGGCTGGCGGTGTTGCGTTGGTTTATTCAGACTATCGAACCTTTGAGGTTGTTGAGATTGATCAGGTTTTAGCCGATAGAATTACCCTCGTGCGACCTGTCCTCGCCAGCTATCTGGGCGCGGCTGTGATGCCGGTGCGGTTTGCGCGGACTCCAGATGGGGTGAGCGTCACGCGAATCGGTGCTGGGCTTCAGGAGGTGACGGCGCGGTTTGCTGTTGATGACAATGCAGACTTGTCGGCGCAGGCTCCGAGCTATCCGACATACAAGGGTCAGCCGGTCGTTACAGATCGTAGTTTTATCTTGTCGAGCGGCTTGAATGAACGAATCCACAGGCCTATCCTCGAGGTTGACAACGGACAGGGCCCGATTAGCGTTGAGACGCAACAGGACTATACTGATTTTGCACAGACGATCAACTATTTTGCAGAGAATAAATCAGAGCTGTGGGCCTTGAGGACTTGGCTGCATTCTCGGTACGGGCGGCAGAAAGCGTTTTACATTCCGTCGTTCAACCGCGACGTCCAACCGCTTGAGCCAACGACTGAGCTGCAAACATCAATCAAGATCGAGCCGATATTGCTGGATCTTTACGGCCAATTGCCCAAGTCTATCATGATCTTTTTCAAGGACGGTGAAACGTTATTCCGCGACGTGGTCGGCACACAAACCGTCAACGGCACTGCAACAATCACGCTCGATTCTGCTATCGGCGAGAGGGAGCTTGATGCATTTGACATGATCAGCTTTTTGTCGCTGGTCAGGCTGAACGCCGATACAATAACAATCCGGCATGATAAGCACAGCCAACTATCAGCGCCGGTCATGGAGGTACCACAGTGAGCTACAGCGCAACAGACACCAGCATCCAGGACGGCAAGCCGCTATACTTGCTGGAGTTTACGCGGGGGGCTTCGGTCACGCGGTTCAACTCAACCGCTGTTGATATTGCCTCGCCTGTCGGGACGTACCGGGCCTCTCACTTCACCGTCACAGCCCGGACGCAGGGTAAGGATATTTTCAAGGACAATCTTAAAATCACTTTTGCGCGGGCAGACAATTTTGCCAGTGGATACGTCTTTGGTGCAATCGATCAGGTCACCACCGTTGCCCTGAAACGCATGCACGTCGGGATGCCGGCCGGGGAAGCTGTGATCGAGTGGAAGGGGCGCATCGTCACAGCCGAAGTCAAAGACGACAAAATCACCCTGACGTGCGAGTCGGTTTATACCTCAATGCGCAGGCTAGGATTATCCACGCAGTTTGAACTGACATGCGTCCATGCGATCTACAGCGCCGGGTGCAAGGCCAACAAGCCTGCCATGCGGGTGGATGCTCAGGTCAATGTGATCAACAACGTGAATTACACCGTGTTCGGAATAAGCGGCTATCCTGAGGGGTGGTTCAACAGCGGGATTATGGAGACAGAGACCGACAGGCGATTCATTGTGTCGCACGTTGGGGACGTTATCACGTTATCAAAACCGTTTAACGTGGCACAAGGGGCAACGGTTGCGCTTTATCCAGGATGCAATAAAACAACGGGCAACTGCATCGACAAATTCGACAACATTGATAATTATCTAGGGTTCCCTTGGATGCCTGATCAGAACCCATTCGGCGGCATGCCGATAGCGAGGCTATAGCGATATGGTGTGGTGGTTTGTTGCGTCAGTAGTTGTTTCTTTGGCTGTGTCTTATTTGATGACCCCAAAGGCCAGGAATCAGAAGCCAGCGGGGATTGAAGAGTTTGACATCCCGACCGCAAAGCTTGGGCGCGATATTCCTGTGCTGTTCGGCCGCAAGATGATAAAAGCGCCGAATGTTGTCTGGTACGGGGACTTAAGGACAGTAAGGGTCAGAAAAAGCGCCGGGCTGTTTAGCGGAAAAGTCACGGTGGCGTACAAATACTATCTCGGCATGCACATGGTGCTGTGCCACGGTGCAACAGCGGGCGAGGCAATCACGCTGCATGAAGTATGGGTAGGCGATCAGCTCAAATGGTCTGGAGCTTCAACCGGCGGATCAATATCAATACCAGACGTTGGTACTATTGATTTTATGACAGGCGGTGAAGCCCAGGGCCGCAACGCCTATCTACAACGGTTGCTAGGCACAAACATCCCCGCGTTCCGAGGCATTGTTTCCGTTGTGTTGCAGCAGGTTTATCACGGGGAGTCCCCATACATTGAGCCGTGGACGTTTGTTGTGTCACGCTATCCAGAGGGCGCAAACACCGGCATTGACGCCCGGCCTATGTCAATCGTGAAGGAGGTGCTGACGAATAAAACGTGGGGCATGGGATACAACAGCGCAGACGTTCACGCCGCATCATTCGACGCCGCAGCAGCGACCTTGAACAACGAGGGGTTCGGATTGTCGATGGTGTGGGATCGTGGCACGGAGATCAACGACTTTGTGCCGGAGATTCTGCGCCATGTTGATGGATCAATCTACATCGACAGATACACGGGACAGTTCCGCGTCAAGCTGATTCGCAATGATTACGCCGTGGATGAATTGCCCGTTTTTGATGAATCGAATATTTCAAAAGTTGAGAAGTTTGAGACGAAACAACAATCAGAGCTCGTTAACACTGTGTCAGTCAAATACCACAAACGCTCGTCAAACGACGACGGATCGATAAGCGTTCAGGATTCCGCGCTACACGCCGACATGGGCGGGACGGTGAGCGCGACGCTTGATTATCCTGGCATTTGCACAGACGAGATTGCATTGCTGGTGGCGTGGCGTGATTTGAGAGCGCTGTCTGTGCCGTTTACGTCCTGCACCATTTCCACCACGAGAGAAGGGGCAGAGCTTAACCCCGGCGATCCGTTCCTCTTGTCGTGGCCGCGGTACAATTTGCAACAGATGGTCGTCCGTGCGGTGTCGATTGTGCGCGACGGCAACAACACAAAAATCGAGTGCGTCCAGGATATTTTCGGCGGGGCTGACTTGATCTATCAGGCCCCTCCGGCGAGCAACTGGAAACCGGTATTGTCTGACCCAAAGCCGGTTGTCCACCACAGCTTTATCGAGGCTCCTTATTACTGGTTGGCCGTCAACCAGGTGAACGATGTGATCGGCACTGACGGGCGGGTGCTGATTACAGGCGAGGCTCCGAATTCTGACGCAACCGAGGCGGAATTTTGGCTTGACGACGGAACGGGCTACAGAAAAGCTATGGACACCGCAGCCGGCTTTTCATTCCGCTCAACAATCACGGGTGATATTTCAATCACTGACACAATTCTTCCACTTTCCGCGATTCCGTTTGAAGGGGAAGTTGAGATTGGATCATGGGCGGTGATCGGTGAAGAAATTGTCAGCGTGCTTGCCTTCGGAATGTCGTCTGTCACAGTCGGCCGAGGATGCCTCGATACCGTCCCAGTTGCGCACCCTGCCGGAACTTCGATCATGTTTTCCTCGGAGAGCTATGAAATTACCCTTGTATATCAATTGCTTACAGACTCATTTTACACGCAGCCTCCGCCATATCCGACCGGCACAAGCCTCGCGGCGCGGCTGCTGACAATAAACAGCAAGGGCGTTTTGCCGTTGGAGGAGGGAACGACCGTCAACCTGACACTGAACAGCAGAGCGATCAGGCCATATCCACCGGCAAGATTCGCAATCAACGGGATGCTGGAAATTAACGCTGAGTCGCTGAACGGTGACCTTGAATTGACTTGGCGACATCGAGACAGGCTCCAGCAGGTCACAACAACAATCGTCGATGGCTTGCAAGACATCAACATAGGGCCGGAGGCTGGTACAACGTACACAATCGAGGTCAGGAGGGCTGACAACAATGACTTGCTGCACGCCGTGGCTGGCTTGGCCGGGACAACCGCAACAATATTGGCGGCTGAGATTGGTTACATTGGAGACATCAACATAGCGTTGTATGCTGTTCGAGATGGATTCTCCTCGTGGCAAACGCAAACAAGAACGTTTCATTATGCGGAAGGAGTTTAATATGGGTCGTTGCGCCGCTTGTGGACATACGCTGAGACCGGATCGCTCATGCCCTAACTGTGGAGGTAAGCCTACATGAACCCTGAGCAGTTCAACCGAATAATTCTGACGCCGGCGCTGAGCCTTGGGCAGGCCATGACCATTATCCTTGACCCTGGACATGGCGGATCTGACCCCGGCGCGACCAGAGACCACCCGGTCGAAGCCTTGATCTGCCTTAACGTCGCCCTTTTCTGCCGCGATTCCCTCAAAGAGCATCGTGTGATATTGACCCGCAACGAGGATGTTTCCACCTCCCTTTCCGCAAGGGTTTTGGCCGCAAAGCGCGAAAAGGCAGATCTGTTTGTCTCTATCCATGCCAACGCCGCAGAAGATACTCGGGCTCGGGGATTTGAGTGTTTTTGCTACCCGGGAAGCCAAAAAGGGCAAGCCTGTGGTGCAAATCTCATCGAAGAATATTCCCGCACATTTCCGCAGCGCACGCACCGCACATGGCGACCGAATGAGCCGGTTAAAGAAACCTCAACGCTGTACGTCCTGAAAAACACGCCCTGCCCCGCCGTGCTGTTTGAGCTTGGCTTTGTCAGCAACGCAGAAGAACGTATCTGGATGTGTGACGAAGATACGCAGCAGGAAATGGGGCGCGCGCTTGCACGGGGGATTAAGAAATGGATTGCCGGGTAAAAAGACAGATTGTTGACATCATACTTGCCGAAGCCAGCCGTCAGGAGCGCGGCGAGTCAGAACCGACCAATAATCCGCTGATGGAGGTTGTCGCCAACGCTGCCGCGCGCGTCAACGAGATCCGGGGCTACCCGCAGGGCGCGCTTCATGTGCTTGCAACCTTCTACCAAAACCATGCCGCCATGCGCTGCCTCAAGGCGGTTGCCGGAGAGGAAGAGCATTGCGGCACGTGCAACAGGTGAGCCATTGCCAGTACAGCCCGACCGGGGTGTGCGAGAGCGACAGATCTTTGTGCAGGAAGGAAAACAGATGCCTGAACCAGCCGAAAATAGCGCCAACCAAACCATTCACCCAGATCACAAAGCTGCCAAACAACAAGACGGGAGGTACTGGAAATGATAAACAAAATTGCTGTTGTATTTTTAGCCCTATCAGTGATAGCCGGGTGCGACATGCTGGCCAAACAAGATGCTCGGCTTGAGCTTGCCACCCAGTACGCGACCCTCAAAGTGATCGCCGAAACGGACGTGACCGCAGAGCAGGTGCGGGAGCGGGTTGGAGCAATCCGGCGGATTGTTGAGACGGATTCTCAGGTCACCGTACATAACCTGGCGCAGCAGGTGCGGCAGTCCATCGGTTGGGATAGTTTGGACGTGGCCGATCAACTGCTGCTCAACGCGGTGCTGGTGGAGGCAGAGCGCAAGCTGGCCGAGATCGTCGGGGATGGCCTGCTGGACGAACAAGGCAAAGTTGCTGTCGGCGTTCTACTCGACTGGATCGAAGAGGCGACAGCCATAGCGGGGGGTTAACATGCCATTTCTCGACCCCCTACCGGCGATAGAATTTGTGCAGCAATCCGATAATGTGCGGACGCGCGGTAATCTGGCCTATAAATGCTACCGCACCAACCGAACGTTTATGGTGCCGTCTGGGTTTGTCTGTGATGGGGCCAGCATACCGCGCCTTCTATGGGCGTTGGTCGGGCATCCGTTCGACAAACGGTGGCGAAAAGAATCCGTGCTGCATGATTGGTTTTACCGGACGACCGAGCATGGAATAAGCCGAAAAATGGCAGACCAGATATTCTACGACAGCCTACGGGACGGCGGGTTGCGCTACACAAAAGCGCAGGAGATGTACCTCGGTATCCGGATTGGAGGCTGGATGGCGTGGAAAAAATAAAAAACCCCTCCAGCCCCCCTGCGGGCCTATCCCGTTGGCAAGCGCTGGAGGGTAAGCGTTTAAACATCCGTTCGCAGATTATCGAAAATCTTCGGCACGTCATCCAGGTAAATATCCACTTCCGCTTCCATCCCATCGATGCAGCGAAGAGTTATTTCGTCCCCATCCAGATGCTCTACAATGTACTTTGCTCCGGTACTCTTCGCCCTGAAAGTGTCGCCAATCACTATGTTCATTTTACACCTCTCTACGATTCGTATTTGGTTTTCATGTTTTCCTCCACTCAAAGACATGCGCACACCCACACCCCGCACACTCAATTTTTCCACTTCTCAACAAGTTAAAGTGCACACTTCCGCATTCACATACATACGCTTGGTGGTCGTAAATATCCTCAACTTTTTTATCGGTCACGATTTCTTTTGGATTCACATCTTTGCCGCAAAAAACACAATGAAATCGATATTCGCTGTCGTCTATTCTGTAAACCTGTATTTTTTCATAGCAAAATGGACATTTCATTTTTCCCTCCTTTCGCGCACAGCCTCAGCAAGATCATAGCAGGACCTGTGGTCCTCGAATCCATGCTTAAAGTTTGTGGTGTCAGCATCACAAAATTTTTGCCATGCTTCTTGCCACGCATCCGCCGCCTCCAGCACCTTCTCGACAGCAGCTGCACGGACTGGGAGGTTGGCGAGGGCTTCCTTTGCGATTTCTACATCATAATAACAACACGAGCATCCTGATATGTCCTCACAGTGACCATCTACAATCTCTTGAAGTCCCTCCCGCAGCACCTCGACGGTTTTCTCCAACAAGAGAATAATCTCTTTAGCCCTGTCGTGGCTGCTCTGCCTTTCTTCCATGCACTCAGCCAATCGTTGTGTTGCATCTTTGGCCTCTTTATGCGCTTCGGCGAGTTCGGCGCGGAGCCTATTATTCTCATCCTCCAGCGCCGTTATGTCCCTATCATCTTCTGCCCACTGACGCTTGAGCTTTTCGAGTTCGGCGCGGAGTTCAGCCAGTTCTTTTTCCGCTTCCGGGTTCCCGGCAACAACGTCGTCTAAGTCTAGATACTTTCCCATCTCTATTCCTCCACTTCATATTCGCCGGTGAGTTTGACGCAGGCGATGCGGTCGCTCAGTGCACGGCGGTCTGCTTCATACTGTTCTAAATGCGTAGTCGCTTTCCCTCTTGGATATAAGTTCATCCACACCTCCACCGTCTTTACCGACTTCCTCTTAGGCCGTGGCGGTGCTTCTATCTTTACCTCGTCCCAGAAGAGGGTTTGTAGTCCAGAAGACCTAGGCATGCCGCTAAAAGTGTATGTTACATCTATCCCACAATCAAACGAAACGACTACCGGATAGACACCTTTGCTAACAGATTCAACCGTTCCCCACCCATATTCAACACTCCACACCCGGTCGCCTACTCGTGCGTTCTCGAATGTTGTCTCCATATCCTCTCCTTGTGTCTCATCGTGCGCGGTTTGCGAATTACACATAGCGGTGCTAAATCTTGCGCTCATCGTTATGCGGCAACTTTTGGAGCCTGCGGATCATTATCTCCCGCTGTTCCTCTGTCGCCTTCTCCACCAATTCGCAATCAGCCAACTCCGCTCGACCAGGAGGCCAACCTGCGGGCCAAAGATGTTCACCAAACACCCGCGCAACTACCCATTCCTCACCGGTCGGATTGTGTTTTACGATGTCTGCTATTTCAATCTTCATCCCATCCTCCATTGGTTAAAACGCCTATTTGCGGCCAACGCTGAATATCTCAGAAAGCATGACCATTTCAAGAAATTCGTTTTTTGCTTTACTGCTCACTCTGCGTTCCTCCGGCGTCATATTTTTCAGCCTCTCGGCACGCTCATTCTCCAACGCTTCATGCTTGATTCGCCTGCGCTCTATTGCTTCAGCCTTGCGCTGCTCAAATGTCCCTCTGCGCTTTGCTTCGCCCATGCTTCCTCCTCAACTCTCCCCGCCCCGGCCAAGCGGGACCATCACGCAACCCATAGCCGCCGGAGCGGGGAAGGTGTTAAAGTGCCATTACTTCACACAATATCCCGCAATCTCCAACAATCGGCCCCTGGTGCCTGCCTGCGTCTGGATCGAGTTCATCGAGGTAGACATCCTTGATAAAACTTCCCCCGAGTTTGCGTTCCAATTTTGCCCTATCCTCGAAAACTTCAGGGAAATCCTGGCGTATTTTATTCCAGTACCCCATCCCCCCCTTGACACAGCCGATGCAGTTGTTGTTGTGATAGCCAAGGTCGTACATCTCAGGGCGCTTTATCCCGCTAGCGGTCAAAATCTCATGAACCTGCTGCTTTGACAGTTTTCGATCAATCAGAGGGAATAGGTGATCCTGTTTCGGCATTGAGTCAAAAAGGTTTTCAGCCCTTTCTCTCTCTTGATAGTCCATCCCCCAGACATACCTAAGATCTAATCCCTTATTCTCACGCTCAAACGCCTTTCGAACTCGTTGCTTTAGGATTCGGGTGCACGGGCTAAATCTTCCAAAACCCCGGCTTGCAAACAACTGCATAGCATCAGCGACATTCGTCGCCTGATCAGACTGAATGATCTTGATGGGCTTACCAAACCACTCTTCGCAATCTTCGACAAATCGCAGTGTGTCCTGGTGTTGGTCGTCAATGTGCGTGTAAATAATCTCGTCAACCTCGTCTATCGCCAGCTTTGTTGCCACAGCAGAAGAAACACCAGCGCTAAACCATGAAACAGTCTTTTCCATCACTTCCCCCTTCCAAACAACTCAGCAAACCCCGGCGGCCTTGATCTCTCTTGCAAGTTCTTCCCTCGCCCGGTCTATTTGCTCAACCACCTCGTCAAGCGTTCCTGCCATCCCAGCACGCCGGTCGATGATCTCTTGGCAGACACGCGGCAGTGTGTTGTAGTAGGTCGTTTTCTTGGTGCGTGTGTGTTTCTGAGTCTTTTTATTAAAACCCTCGCGGTAATGGTGCAGCGCCCAGCAGTTATTGTCTCGCTCAATTTCAAATTCAGTTCCGACCTTAATCATTCATCTTCTCCTTTACATTTTCCCAAAAAGTTTCTCAAACCCCGGCGGCATCATCGCATTATCCGCCCACTTCCCCAGCCGACGCTTCACCTCACACTCCCCGCACAGATAGGCGATGTCTCTACGCAGGTGTGCTTTTGTGAGAGTTCCTAGGTAGGTGCCGCAGGCTGTGCAATGGATTTCACGCGCCATGACAGCCTCCCAAGCAATCGCGCAGCAGTTTCACTGCCATCGCTCCAACCTGGATCGCCTCTTTTATCGCCGCCTCTTCGTCAAAATTCTTACGGTTGATTTCGCGTTCAAGCTCCGTGACCTCACATTTCAGGGTGTAGAACCCTTCCACCTTCTCAGCCATCGGCGGATGTTTTGCGTCGGCGCGATCGAGTTCGTCCGAAATCTCCGCGAAAATTTTAGCTATCATCGGCCATCTCCAAATTTCGTCTCTGAGCGGTTTGTTTGTGCTCGGTGTGGCACGGATACTTGTTTGGCAAAAAAGTCGAACCAGCGAACGCTCAGCCATAAATTCACCGCTTTCCGCCGCCCGTCACGTCCAAGTGATACGCAGCAATCGCAAACGCCGACCTTTTGTCCGTGCTGCCCTTGAGTTTGTTCAACGGCTCCCCCTTTTTGTCTCCGCCGAAGCGAAGCAATAGCGCCTGGCGCAACACGGAGTCGCTGATTTTCTGAACCCCGCAGATTGCCTTCGTGTATTCGGGGCGGTTGTAGATCGTCCAAGGCAGTCCCAAGTCGTCGCAGATTTGCAGAATTCG